TCGACGACCTTTCAAAAGGTTGGCAAGGGCACCGCATCAACCAAGGCGCGCCATGGAAAAGTGCCGGTGATGAACGTTGACCACACCCCGGTCGAATGCGCCCTTTACGACTATTATGCCGGTGACTGGGTCGATCAGCTGGACGAGCTGAAGGCCAACATCAACGAGCAGGAAGTCGTCGCCCGGGCCGGTGCTTATGCGCTGGGTCGCAAGACCGACGAGTTGATTATCAATCAGCTCGATACATCGACAAACTATGCCGGTACCGGCGTTGATGGCCTGACCAAGACCAAGGTGCTGTCAGCCTTCGAGATGCTGGGTGACGCCGATGTGCCGGACGATGGCGAACGCTATGCCATCGTCGGGTGGAAACAGTGGAGCGATCTTTTGGGCATCGCCGAATTCGCCAACGCCGATTACGTGGGCGACGACGATCTTCCGTGGAAAGGCACCCAGGCCAAGAAGTGGCTTGGCGCGTTGTGGATTCCCCACTCCGGCCTGACCAGCACATCAAGCGTGCGCTACTGCTACTGGTATCACAAGACGGCCATCGGCCACGCCATTGGCGCACAGGTCAAGACCGACGTGACCTGGCACGGCGATCGCGCTGCGCACTTCATCAACAACTCAATGTCTCAGGGCTCTGCACTGGTCGATGCTTCCGGCGTCGTCTCCATGCGGTGCCTTGAAGCCTAGAGCCTTAAATACAAAGGAGAACCAAACATGGCTTTCAAATCGAAAGACCTGAGCGTTCTGGCCTATGCCAACGGCTTTACGTTGTGGCACTACACCAGCGTTGATCTGGCTGCCGATATGGATACGGCAGGATACTTTAACGATGCCTCCGACATGGTTCGTGTCGGCGACATGGTGATGGCCAACGCCGACACCGACGGCACACCGTCGTCGGGCATCTATCTGGTCAACGCCAACGCAAGCGGCGTGGTTGACCTGGCTGACATGACTGGCGTTGGCACGGCTGACACCGACTAACAAGATCAAACCGCCATTTCTTGATGGCGGATAATTTGATCGACATAAAACGTGTCATAGAAGGGCGGCGATAACCCGAACCTATTTTTGGGCCGCCGCCCTGACCGGTGGGCGATGCGCCCACAATGGATAAAAATCCATCGGGGGCGTTTTCGTTTCAAAAACAAATCAGATCAAAGGGATTTATAAAAATGTTTTCACTAGCGCAGTCCGTTGGCAGAAATGGAAAGAACCAAAAAACCGATGTCCGCCAAATTGAAACCTTGCTTGGGCGTTTGGGGCATTTGGACTTGAACAGGACCGACGGTTCGACAGGTTACTTTGGCGTTCGCCTTGAGGACGCCGTCAAAGACTTCCAGATAGAAAAAAATTAAAGGTAGATGGGCATGTGAACCCAGGTAGCGAGACGATTGCTCAACTATGGGACGGAACCGAAGGTCAGGGTCCGAAAAGACCCACGCCACCAAAACCACCACAAGTGAGCAAACCTGAAAAGCCCATTCCTCCCATGGTGCCGGGTGCAAAACCTGGAAATGTCGGAGGCGTTGATAATGGAGCAAAGGAAGAACTGTCTGAAGAAGAAGTATTGAGAAATTATTTCAAACGCTTTTGGTTTGAAATGAAGAAAAAATCAGTTGGAAGGTGATTTCCTCTTTAAATGAATTAACCCCCTGCGAAGAACTTCGTTAGTCATAACAGCAAATTCATAGCTGATTGGTATGGGCAATGGAGCAGGCGAAAAAGATCCTGTTTCTGGATTGACAATATAGTACTCAGGACATTCAGGATCGAAAGCTGGTTTCAGGTCGGTGAAATCAACGCACAAGTCTTCCGGAAGGAAAGGCAGTGCATCCATTGGGTTTTTTACCAGCAAGGAAATCGAAAGGGCGAGAATTTCTATCATAACAAATACACGATAACAAATTAGACACTAAATGGTAGCAATAATCAGAGGAACAGCTCTTGATTTATGGGGTTTAATTACTCTAACCCCGTAATTGATATACAGAAGCTAAACTTGAAACTGCGATGGTTCAAAATGATGAGGGAAGCACTGGGGAAGTAGCTTTTTTCTTCAGAAGATAGATTCCACGTTTTACGGCTTCATTCGTTAATACGGCTAATTCGTAATCCAGAATAATCGGTAAAGGATCGAAGTAGTAGCTGCCAGTTCAGAGGTCAAAGACGTGGAACTCTGGGCAGTTCTCTTCAGTGTTTTCTTTGAACACAACGAAATCGGCAAGGCCCTCAGGCGGTAATTCAACGCACATATTCTTAGGAAGATATGTCAGTTCGTTCCTGGGGTTGATTGCTAGCAACGGCAAGGTGAGGGCGAGGATTTCGATCATAATAAAATCATGATATCAAAATAGACGCCAAATGGTAGCGTTAAGCCATTGATTGGCTCTTATTGTTACTGGCTTTAGCTTCGCGTGAGAAGTAACGGAGCGGAAGAAACTCCCGATATTGAAGTGCCCGCGTTACTTGTTTTAAGAACAGAGATTGAACGCGTTTGAATGACAGTATAATATTCATAACTTATTGAAATTAAATATAAATAAGCAAAATAATGAAAATTAAGTTAATTTAAGCTCCGCCTGTGCGAGGCCTTTCTATTTCCACCCCTTAAAAACTTACCTAAACAGGAGAAACGACGATGGCTTTAAGCTCTATCGCGCTGTGTTCGCGCGCGCTTTTGAAACTGGGCGCGGGTTCTATCGCATCATTCGATGAAGGAACGGCGGAAGCCGAAGTGGCGGCCAATCTGTTTGGTCATGTTCGCGACGCCATGCTTTCGGCCCACCCGTGGTCTTTTGCCACGGCCCAGGTGACCTTAGCCCGGCTTTCTGCTGAACCTGTGGCGGACTACGCCTATGCCTATCAATTGCCGGCGGACTTCCTGCGCGCCCTTTCGCTCGGATCAAACGGTCGCGGTCGTGGCGCAGAATACCGTATTGCTGAACGCCGTCTGCACACCAATACGACCGAGATTGTTCTGACCTATATCTTCAGGCCCACGGAAGAAGAGTTCCCGCCCTTTTTCGATCAAACATTGATTGCCCGCCTGTCTGCGGAATTTTGCATTCCCCTGACTGAAAGCACATCAAGGGCCGAAACCCTGAACAAGCTGGCCGAGATCGAATTCGGTCGCGCCAAAACTATCGACGCGCAACAGGATACACCGGGGCAAATCGAAGATTTCACCCTGGTTAATGTGAGGCGGTAATGGCGCGCATCAGTATCAACAAAAGCAATTTCACAGCAGGTGAGATTTCACCTCGCCTGCTTGGGCGCGGCGACCTTACCGCTTATGCCAACGGGGCATCAACGTTGCGCAACGTCTTCATTCAACCGACTGGTGGTTTGGACCGCAGGTCGGGCCTTCGCTATCTTGCTACGGCTCCTGGTGATGGCCGTCTGGTGGGCTTTGAATTCAACGCCAATCAAATTTATCTTTTGGTGTTTACGGATCAACAAGTCGATGTCTTTCGCGACGATGTCAAAGTAGCGGACTTTCCAGCGCCGTGGACGTTGTCACAAGTGGCCGCAATCAACTGGACGCAAAGCGCCGATACCCTGCTTGTTGTTCATCCGGATGTGCCACCAAAAAAAATGACGCGTACATCTGATGCAAACTGGACAGTCAGTGACTGGACCTTCCATGAAGCCGATGATCGCATTTTTCAACCTCATCACAAGTTCGCCGGAAACGACGTAACAATAAGTGCAAGCGCCACATCGGGTACGGTTACCCTTACGGCCTCAGCCGATGTGTTTGACGCTGGTCATGTGGGCGTGCGTTTTCGCCTTGCCGATAAAGAAGTCGAGGTCACGGCGGTTACCTCTTCAACAGCAGCAACGGCGCTGGTCAAGGAAACCCTGAGCGCGACGGCGACGACCAAAGACTGGGAAGAACAGGCCTATTCTGCCGTAAGGGGGTGGCCTGCATCGGTGTGTTTCCATCAGGATCGCACGGTGATCGGTGGCTCGCGGGACATGCCAAACAGCCTTTGGCTGTCCAAATCTGCCGACCTGTTCAACTTTGATCTTGGCGAAGGGCTGGATGACGAAGCCATCGAATTCGCCATCCTGTCCGATCAGGTTAACGCAATCCGAGCCGTGTTTTCCGGTCGACACTTACAGATATTCACCTCCGGTGCGGAATGGATGGTGACAGGCTCTCCCCTGACGCCAGCCAACATCCAGATGCACCGACAAACTCAGATCGGTTCACCAACAGACAGAACCGTTCCACCACGTAATGTGGACGGCGCTACGCTGTTTGTACCACGAGCCGGTCCTGAACTGCGCGAGTTCCTGTTTGCAGATATGGAACAAGCCTATCAGTCCGCCGATCTGGCTATGTTGGCACACCATCTGCTGGGCAAGACACGTGATCAGGACTTCGATAAATCCGCGCGTCTGTTTCATATGGTTCTGGATAACGGGAATCTGGCGAGCGTCACTATTTATCGCGCAGAACAGGTCACCGCGTGGAGCAGGCAGGAAACACAAGGCTCGTTTAAATCCATAAGCGTGGTCGGTGAAAAAACCTACGCCCTGATTGAACGCGGCGGTAGTTTCATGATCGAAGTTTTTGATGAAACCCTGAATGTGGACAGCGGCCTTACGGGCAGCGATGCAACCGCAAAAACAAACTGGAGCGGCCTTGATCATCTGGAAGGTGAAACGCTTAAGGTTGTAGCCGATGGCGCGGTTCACGCCGATGTGGTTGTTAGCAGTGGGTCCGTTACATTGGATCAACCGGCCAGCACGGTTGAAATTGGCCTGGGCTTTTCACATATCGTTGAGCCGCTGCCGCCCATGAGTGGAGCGGGCGGGGTTGGAAAAACCGGAGGGCCGGTCAGGCCGGTGTCCATCACATTCAGACTGTACGAAACGGCAGCCTTAAGATTGGATACGGGTCGGGGGTTTCAGGAAATATCTTTTAAACGCTTTGGCTCATCAATCCTGGACTCGTCCCCGCAACCCTTCAGCGGCGACAAAACAATCCGCGCCTTTGGCTGGCGCAAGGATGGCACAAAACCGCTTTGGCGTATCGAGCAGGATACGCCGCTGGGTTTCAGTCTTTTATCCATAGCAACAGAGCTTTCAGCCAACGGCTGATTTTCAAAAATCTTTATCAGGAATAGGAGACCCGCGATGGGAGATTTCGCGACAATGGCAATGATGGGCATGAGTGCAATTCAGTCCTC